CGTTGATGCGTGATATAGATGCCGACATTTTGGAATTTCGTTGAGTCTGTGGAGTTTTTGTGTTGTGATGATTGGTGTAGTAGGAGGTCAGCGAGGAACTGGTGGAACTGTCACATCAAGCGGCGGTTATACCATTCACACTTTTACATCATCTAGTTCATATACGGCTTAAGGAGAAAACATGGCACATTTTGCAAAAGTAGTAGACGGAAAGGTTTCGCAAGTTATTGTTGCCGAACCTGAATTTTTTCAAACATTCGTGGACACAAGCCCCGGAGAATGGATTCAAACTTCATACAACACACATGGCGGTGTTCACGCTAATGGTGGTACGCCATTGCGTAAAAATTACGCTGGTGTAGGTTACACATACGACCGCACTCGTGATGCTTTTATTCCACCGCAACCATTTCCATCATGGACATTGAATGATGAAACTTGCTTGTGGGATTGCCCTGTTGCTTATCCTAATGATGGAAAGCGTTATACATGGGATGAAGCGGCCGGTTCTTGGGTTGAAGTAGTTTAAGGAAAAAGCCATGCCTATTGTGCTTGATGGAACAAAAGGGGAAACCCCCGCATCGTGGACAACCGCGGGTCGCCCTGCATCTCCGTCAGCGGGTCAATGGGGATTTAACTCAACTTTAAATTATCCTGAATGGTATGACGCAAGCACATCAACTTGGGTTGCAATGGCAAATTTGCCAACATATTCAATTGATTATTTGGTTGTTGCTGGAGGCGGTGGCGGTGCAGGAACTTATGGTGGTGGTGGTGCGGGTGGATTAAGAACAGCATCATTAACAACCACATCTGGAACTGCATACACAGTTACTGTTGGTGCTGGTGGTGCGGGTGGTGCATCTATCAATGTCCAAGGTTCTAATGGTTCTGATTCAACATTTTCAACAACTACATCAACAGGCGGTGGCGGTGGTGGCGGTCGTGGAACAACAGTAGGTTTAAGCGGTGGTTCTGGTGGCGGTGGTGGTGGTGGTAATGCCGCTGGTGGTTCAGGAACATCGGGACAAGGTTATGCTGGTGGTACAGGCAATACTGACAATGCTATTTATACAAATGGCGGTGGCGGTGGTGGTGCTGGTGCAGTTGGTGTAAATGCAACTGCTACTGTTGCGGGTGCTGGTGGCATTGGTGTTTCTTCATCAATTTCAGGAACTGCAACTTATTATGCTGGCGGTGGCGGTGGTTCACCTGACAATGGAAATGGTACAAGCAGAACTTATGGCGCTGGTGGAACTGGTGGCGGTGGTCGTGGCGGTCAAGGAAATGCTATTAGTGGAACAGGAAGCAATGCTGTTGCCGGAACTGCAAATACAGGCGGTGGCGGTGGCGGTGGTCAATTAAATTATGGTGGATATACTGCTGGCGCTGGTGGTTCAGGTGTTGTAATTTTGACTTATGCTGGATCACAAAGAGGAACTGGCGGTACAGTTACATCAAGTGGTGGATACACTATTCACACATTCACATCAAGCGGCACATACACCGCATAAAACAGGATAAGACATGACAAGAAAATTAAAGATAGCAGTTTATGCAATCAGCAAAAACGAAGAACAATTTGTACAACGATTCTGTGATTCAGCAAAGGATGCAGACCTCATCCTGATTGCTGACACAGGCTCAACTGACGGCACAGTCGCACGCGGTATTCAATGCGGTGCTGTTGTGCATGACATTTGCATTTCACCATGGCGATTTGATAAAGCGCGAGACACTGCACTTGCATTAATTCCCCGTGATTTTGACGTTTGTATTTCACTCGATCTTGATGAAATACTCATGGAAGGTTGGCGTGCAGAGATTGAACGTGTGTGGCAAGAGAACACAACACGACTGCGCTATCAGTTTGACTGGGGCTGCGGTATCTCGTTTATGTACGAGAAAATTCACCATCGCAATGGTTACCATTGGCATCACCCTGTCCATGAGTACCCAAGACCTGACGGACGTATTACAGAGATATATGCTCAGACCGACATGTTGCTTGTTAAGCACTTGCCTGACAACACAAAGTCACGCGGTCAATACATGCCGTTGCTAGAACTGGCAGTCAAAGAAGACCCGTATTGCCCACGCAATGCGTTCTATCATGCGCGAGAATTAACGTTTTACTCACGCTGGCAAGAGGCTATTACAGCACTGCATCGTTATCTTGAATTGCCAGGTGCAACGTGGATTACAGAACGTGGCTATGCAATGCGCTTGCTTGGTAAGTCTTACGAAAACATTGGCAATTTGAATCAAGCAAACAAATGGTATCAACTTGCTTGCATCGAGTGCCCGACAAGTCGTGAACCATGGATTGATTTATCCGTTTATGCGTACATGCGCAGCGATTGGGACACAAGTTATTACAGCGCAATGAAAGCATTGAACATTAAGAACAAAGAGTTGGTTTACACAATGGACCCAAGCGCATGGGGTGAAAAGCCATATTTGTATGCATCAATTGCTGCGTGGAATCTTGGCAAGTTTGACGAAGCAAGACAACTCAATGAAGAAGCATTAAAATTTGCACCCAATGATCAACTGCTCTTGTCAAACAAAGAAGCAATGAAAGGCAACAATGGTGCAAATCAACGAGACGGAAGCACGTCTAAACAGCCACGAGGCTCTGTGCGCCCTGCGTTACGACCAAATCAACGCACGTTTGAAACGACTAGAGCAAATACTAATTAAAGCCAGTGGCGCGTTGCTCGTCATGATGGCGGGAATGGTATTTACTTTTCTGACAAAGTAATGCCAAACAAGGACGATCATGCGCTGGCTACTGGTCGTTCTTGCAACGTTAACAATGGTTGTGTCCGCGCAAGTCGGGTGCAACGTGCAAGACTTTTATGGATTGGGTTATACATTACACAATCCCTCTGAAAGACATTACAATTTATTGCGTTGGTTGCATTTCAATGGGGATAAATGCAACAAGGAACAACTGATAGTTATTTGGAACAACTTGCCCGATTGGGCAGGCACTGCTGACAGTGTTGAAATACGACAAAAAATCACATTGTTGTATCAGCAACTGCTGGCAAAAGAATCCAAATGATTACGCTGCATAAATGGTATCCGTTTGTTTTCCCCAAAGAGTACGATGTCAAAGCAATTGCTTTTGAAAAACGCGTACAACGGCTAGAATTTGAGCATCAACAAGAGATCAAAGCGGAAAAAGTCCGCAAAGCAGTTGAAGATTACGACTTAGAGTTGTACAACAAACGTGCAAGACAAAACACGATAGAGATTGAAACATTCCCGCACAGGGGACGAATCAAAATTGATGTTTAGAGGTCTTGTATGGAAAACTCACAAAACAAATTGACATTCTGGGTCACACTCATGGTCAGCGCAACATTGTGTTTGTCTGTGCTTGGCATGGTTGTCGCGTTTTTGCTTGGCTTATGGGCAAAGGAAGTCGACAATGCGGAAATCTTTTCAATGCTTCACCCTGCGTTTCAAACCATTATTGGTGGTTTCATTGGTTTGCTTGCAGGCGTTAAACTTTCACAGAATGAAACAGTATGAACTTAAGTGATCTCAACCCACTCGTCGCCATTGGTGGAAAAATCCTCGATCGCGTACTACCTGACACCGTTGCAGCAGAGAAAGCAAAAGCAGAACTTGCACAACTTGAGCAAAGCGGCGAACTTGCAAGAATAGAAAACGAAGCAAACATGAATGAGACTGAACAAAACAATCTCACACAGCGTATGCAAGCCGACATGGCTTCTGACTCTTGGATGTCAAAAAATATTCGACCAATGACGTTGATATTCTTGCTTAACGCTTACTCAGGCTTTGCAATTGCATCGATCTTTGAATACGAGACACGCGGTGCATACGTTGAATTGTTGGGTCAATGGGGTATGCTTGTCATGTCCTTTTATTTTGGCGGTCGCACAATGGAAAAGATTGCTGACAGGGTGAAAAAATGAATCTGACTGAACACTTTACGCTTGAAGAACTCACGCACACCGATCACCGCGAACTGGAGAACACGCCCAATGAAACTGAACTTGCAAACATTCAAAGACTGGCTGAGTTCTTGGAAGCAGTCAAAACTGTTCTTGGCGGTAAGCCGATTATGGTCAACTCTGCGTTCAGATCAAAAGCCGTAAACGACGCAGTAGGCAGCAAAGATTCGTCACAGCATCGTGTTGGTTGCGCTGCTGACATTCGCGTGCCTAGCATGACCCCTGATCAAGTGGTGCGTGCTGTCATTGCGTCTGATTTGCCTTATGACCAAGTGATACGCGAGTTTGATCGATGGACGCACATAAGCATTCCAAACGTTGCTGGTGCAGCACCTCGCAAGCAAGCACTGATTATTGACAAACAAGGCACTAGGTTATTCGCTTGAGTGCTTCTGTTGTCAAGTCGAGCAACTCATGTTCGCTGATTCCGTAATGACGTTCAAAGCCTTTGTGACCGAGACCATGCACGCCAGTATTGCCTCGATGATGCTCGGGGCATAAACCGATGACAGGCGCGTTGTCGCGTTTTCCCCCAAATCTGCGTATGTGATGAATCTCACAAGGCGATTGACCAAGCCCCAAGTAATGGCACAAAATACACCCTATTGATGCAATCTTGTCATAAGTTTTGCGCGTATCTTTGTTCATCAAATTTTTTCAGTAATGTCTGAGGCATCGAATAAAAAGAACCATTCCCAACGTCACGAAGAAAACTGTCGTGAAGTAATGTTGCGCTTTCAATCCATCCGACAATCAAAACGTGAGAATGATGAATTTCAGTCAAGACAAAAGCGTCGCATGGCTTTGAAGCAGACCAAGCAACGGCATTGAGATTTCCCCCGTAAGTTTTTGCGCACTTGACATCTATTAGACCAAGTTCGGGTGACTCTAAGTCTGCACCGAATTTTCTGAAGTCGCAATTCATATCAAAAAACAAGTTCAGCATTTTTGCAACTGAGTACTCAGTCAGCACGCCAGTGATTGACATTTGCTCACTGTCAAGCGTTGCGTCTTGTTTGCGTTCTTTGCCTTGCTTGCTGGTTATAAAGTGTCGATATTTGCCGACGTAATTGCAAATTGCGATTTCGCTTGCTGACAAATAAACTCTCATAGTATGACGACCTCTTTTGCTTTACTCATGATTCGTTGCTTTGTTTTAATGATGTACTTTTCGTATTCGCTGCGTGAGATGCTTCGACGTTGCAAGTCGTGAAATTCAAAAACGTCGCGCAGTGCTTTTATTCCTGTTCCTGATAGTCCCATCCGCATCGTGCTCTGATAACGCAGTGCAGCCTGTTCTAGTGCGTCCTGTGCTTGTTTGCAGTACGGCAGAGCCTCAGGTCCAACGCCATCGAGTGCCATGACTTCGGAAATGTTCATCATGTCGACCAATTCTTGCCAATCTTGAACAGTGCCAAGACCTTTTGTCATTGCGTCAAGTGATGCAAGTTCAGTCAATCGAAGTTTGTCAAGCAAATGCTCTTGTGTAATACCCGCGCCAAGTATGGCATGACGTATCGGGTCAATAAGTTTCCAATGTTTACGCTTGGTTGTTTTTCTCATGGCTCGTAATCCAAGCCTAATTCACGTGCGTTGTCTGCTTTTTTATCTAAAGCGATCTGAATCAATGCCGCCTGAAGCCCTGCAAGACCACCGACGCGTTGATCTTCAATAAAGATTTGAGGCAAGCCACGCACGTTTGGGTACGCAAACTCAAAGGCTCGACGCACCTCTTCGTCATCCATGTTTTGCTCGATGTATCGCAGATTTTTAGATTTGAGCAATTGCTTTGCTGACACGCAATTTGGACAGCCTTTTTTTGTATAAATAAAAATGTTCACAATGGTGCATCCTCAAAGTTGTCAGGGTTAAATTTTGGTTTGCGCTGATCTTTATGCTTTGGATTTGGAAATGGGGGAAAGGGCCAACTCATGACGTTGCTCTCCCTTCTGCGCGTGCTGACGACTCAAGACTTCGCCACACCTCAATTTTTGCCTCTGCTGCAATCATGAGCCAACGCAGACGTTCGCATTTAGAGACTGCTTGCTCAAGTGCAATCAAATGCGCTTTATATTCAGGGTGCGAGTATGCGTAAGTTTCTTTTGCAGACTCAGTGCGTTCACTAGATGAAGCCATGAGCGTGGCTTTGACTGTCTTGCGATACTCAGTCATGTACACAACGTTTGCCTTCGCCTGTGCGTATTCTGACGCGTTGTCGCGTATGAAATCGAGTGCTTTGAATGGTGAAATGTCTTGTTCTGTCATTTTGCTGTCCGATTTGTTCTGTTTTGTTTGAGATTACGACCACTGATTTTGCGATTCCAGCATGGCTGACACAACCATTTGCTGTTGATTTGCACGCCACCTTCGGGCGGTTTCTCGCAGTCACAGCCGTTGCACAATTTCAGTTGATGCGCAGGCGTTGCGTATCCGAGCGTGATAGGGTCAAACATGATTACAACTCCTGAACTGTGATTCGATATTGCTTGCCGAACATGTCAAGCACGTCAATTGTTTTTGTTGTCGAGCAAAACTCGCCATATTCACCAAGATCGAACTGAATCTTGCTGACTTGATCGATCAAGTGTTCAGTGTCTCTGTTTAACAACGTTTGATGTATTAGAGTGGCGATGTAATCGCAGTATGCAAGTTTCAATGTTTTACTCATCATGATTTCCTTTTTAAAGATGCCAACAATTCACGTTCGGCTTGGGTGGGTGGTCTGGTTGTCTTCGCGTCTGCTTTGATCTTTTCAAGCGCAGGGTCAGGCGTTTTGCTTATTGGCACTGTCACGCGTGCAATGTCAACAACGTTCGGTTTGCTTGACTTAGTATTACGAACCCAATTACGCCATGTTGCAGCCCAATCAAGTTTCACGCCTTTTTGACCCGCTTGAGCAATCCAGTAATCTTTGAATTGATCAGCAACAAGTCGCACGTCCAAGTCAGGTCGTTCTGCCTGTGCCCACTCTCCCAATGATTTTGTCAAAACCCAATCTTGAGAGAGGCGCGAGCCTCGCTTGTTCTTTTTTGTCTCTGTCTCTCTCTCTGTCTCTGTCTCTGTCTCTGGGATAGCAAGTTGCTTGCATTCTGCTAGCATGCCACTAGCAATGACAAAAAACCCGTTATCAATCAATGGCTTAACACCTTGTTGATATTCTTTTTCAGTAATGTGAAGACGAAACATAAGTTCATCGAGAGACCCGTCAAAAATGCCGTCTTTTGACTCGCTTGCAAGCAACCACATCAAAGGTGCTATCGCTTTGCTAGCAAGTGGCAAGCGCATAAAAGTGCGATCGTTAAGTAAGTCTCGATGAAGTTTTATCCATGGCGGACAGCGGTCTTTATAGTGCTGAAAGACGGACCAATTCTTAGGCTGTAAAAGCATTTTTTCCTCTGCTAACACCTCTCAAAAAGAAACAGTCGGCAGGCGGAGAGGATACGCTTTTCGATGTGCTCATGACTTCACATCTAGCCGGTGTTTCAAAAACTATATCACACAAATGTATTATGGCTCAATGACGCGCAAAGAAAAAACACCAAAACCCCATTTGACAGATCGGAAGAGCACACGTCTGAACTCCAGTCACATCACGATCTCGTATGCCGTCTTCTGCCTGAAAAAAAAAATATACATAGCCCTACCCACTACACACAAACAAACTAACAAACAAAATATACACAAAAACTCACCTGACCACTAATCACAAACCGACAAACAATCACAATCTCCCCACAACACAATACACACACATAAGACAT